ACACCGAAAGCGATTCCTCCTAGTTGATGACTAAGATCACGCAATAACGCGCGGTTTTAGTGCCACAATGGCAACAAAGTCTTAGGATTTTCAATATGATTCCCGCATTTACGAACCAATTTATATCGGGATTGGGCCTGTCTGGCACTCTCCCTTGGACAAGTGCAAGCTCATCGGGTACGGTATCATCCGGAACCACAAGCGTGCGTGCGTCCTATGTTCGTAGATCAGGCCACACCAGTAACCCAATAACGTTCGTCCAAGGTGTAATGCCTTGGCGCGCGCCATCAAGTTACCGGAGGTTTGCTGCCCTCTTCGCACACGCTCCAGAAGACCGCTGGTCTTTGACGAGTAGTGCGTGGGTTAAGGGGTTCAAGTCTGTGTCGACCACCAACATCATGACCCTAGCGGGTCACACTGATGAAGGAGTCTTCATTGACGGGAACGGGGAATGTGATATTGATTCCAACGTGCAAAATCGAGCAAATATCGAATGCCTTCTCAAGTTGAAAGACGAGAAGGTTAATGTCGGTACAGCACTCGCCGAAGCACGTGCAACCGTTGATATGCTTGCATCCGCAGCTACTGATCTGATGCTCCTCCTTAAGGCCGCCAAAAGCGGTCGGTGGGGTTATTTGAAAAAGAAGCTAGGTAGCAAATCTGTAACAAGAGATGCCGCCAACGGATACCTTCAGTGGAAATACGGCTGGAAGCCGTTAGCCTCTGACATTTATGGGTTGTTTAAGGAGGCTCAAACCTCTCTTTTACCTCCCTTGGTGATGGACGCGAAGAAGACCGTAAGGTCGGCCTCGTCGTTCCGGACCCCTAGAAATGGCATACAAGGTTGGGCAGAAGGCAATGGTGACGTACAGTTTCGAAACACATGCCATGTGCATGCGAAGCTGAGTTCTACGTTCCTAGCCACAGCTCAATCACACGGATTGCTTAATCCGCTATCTGTTGCATGGGAGGTTATCCCCTACAGCTTTGTAATCGACTGGATCTGTCCGGTTGGTAACTTTCTGGAGGCTCTCACTGCAAGAGCGGGTTTAGACTTTGTCGGAGGTTATACACATCAGGTTGGCGAAGCGGAGCTTCGTGTCTCGAAGGAACTTCCTTCGGGATGGGTTGGAATCCCACAATCCTTGACTAGGCGGAGTTTCGACTTCGCTCGTTTCAAGTTAGGTGGTTTTCCCCAGCCTATTCCTTATGTTAAATCTCCTTTCTCAACAGGTAACGTATTGAGTGCACTCGCGCTCTTTCGCCAACTGTTCAAGTAGCTGAAAGCAATAAGTATATGCCTCAACTGCAGAACTTGGTCCTCACAGACCGAGCAGCCACTCCGGTGAACCACACCTTCACTCCCAGGGACATCGTCCAGGGCGTGGGAACGGTTGTGGAATCAACGGGGGTGCCTATCGGCGACGGGCGCGTGAGCGTCAGTCTTCGGCAGACAGCGGAAGGTCGCTACAAAGCGGCCATCCGAGGTTCCTTCCCCATCGTTCAGAATCAGACTGTCAATGGCGTCGTTCTACCCGTTGTTGTCCGGACTGGCTATGCCGACGTGACTTTCACGTTCGACAAGTCCAGCACCGAGCAGGAGCGGAAAGACGTTGTTGGCATGCTGATGTCGGCACTTGACCCTGCAAAGGTTCTCGTGAACGACACGGTGGTGAAGCTTCAGGGCGTTTACTGATGCATGAGTTATACCTCCTACTAAAGCGCGCAGACGCAAGTTTGCATGTCCGCGGTAAGGGGTGGCTCGGTGTCATTGGCATAACAGCCAGCGTCTTGTTGCTAACTGTCTTAGTCCTGTTGGACTAAGGTGCCTTTTCATGATTGGAGTACCACATGAAAACTAGGAAAAGATCAACGCCCCAGCCGGGGCCGGTCTCACCTATCCCAGACGATTTCATCAATCGCTTAGTTGCAACAATCGGAAGCCTTGATCCACTTAATCCTCGGTACTCGTACCTTGGTGTTGAAATACTCTCGAAGTTTGTGTCGAAGGACACAGACCCTCCGAATGTAAGGAGGCAGAGAGCTATCAATAAGTGGTTAGCAACCGAAAGGAACAACGAGGCCACGAACGATAGACTGTTAACCTTATGCGGGGAATACAATATTTTACCCCGCATCACAGTCGACTCAATCGTGACCAAAGCGTCATCTATCATTCAAAAGGTGTTAGGTGATGTTCCTCCTCTGGATGTTCTCTTGGGAGCATTCTCTGGTGGTTCAACGACGAGTCGCAGACGACTTGACAGCCATCCGGCTGGAAAGTACCTGGGACAAGCGGATATTACCGTAGGCGCAAAGGATTGGTGGGACCTCGTCTTAGAGGAATCTCCACTCTGGAGCGCTTATGCGAACGAATACCAGACGGTACGCGTTTGCAGAGGGAATATCATGTTTACCGTGCCTAAGAATACTCAGATCGATCGTTGCGCATGCAAAGAACCCGATCTGAATATGTACATTCAGAAAGGAATTGGCAATCACATTCGCCGCCGTCTTCGGACAGTGGGGATAAATCTCAACGACCAGTCCATTAACAAAGGACTCGCGAGACTTGGGAGTGAAAACCATGAACTTGCTACACTAGATCTATCGAGTGCTAGCGATAGTATTTCGTATGAGCTGGTGGCCCTCCTTCTTCCAGACCTTTGGTTCTCACTGCTTAACGCGGTGAGGTCAAAGGAAACGTTGATTGATGGGGAATGGCATAAAAATGAAATGTTCAGTTCTATGGGCAACGGGTTCACTTTTGAACTCGAATCGCTCTTGTTCTTTGCGATCGCGAAAGCGGTTGCTTGGGCAACTGGCATTTCAGGTATCATTTCCGTCTACGGGGACGATCTAATTGTCCCGACCTATATGGCTCACGACCTCATTTGGGTTCTTGATTACTTTGGCTTCGAGGTTAACACCAAGAAGTCTTGTATAGAGGGCCCAATTCGTGAATCATGTGGTGGCCATTACTACAACGGAAGAGATATAACTCCTTTCTATGTGAAGGCGCCTCTGCAGACGCTCTCGGATGTTATCCACTTAGCCAATCAAATACGGCAGTGGAGTGACGACGGGGGGCACGTCATCCTCGATGACGCGCTCGAGCCCTTATGGGCGGAACTTACTGCATTGGTACCTCGCAATCTTTGGGGTGGTCATGATACATCGGATAAATCTCGGTTAGTAACTTACTGGATGCCTAGGCGTCCAGCAAGACTGGTTGAGCGAACCCAAGAGATTCCAACCCTTTTGGGAGGTTATCTGATGTGGCATGATTCTAGAGGCGACAGTGACTTACCACTAGAGGTAGTGAGTAAGAGGAAGCAAAACCTCAAGCGTTTCACCTTTAAAAGTGTAAACGCCGCACTGTATGGTAGACCTGGTAACATATTCCTAACGGAATTAGGAACCAGGAGCGGTGGTGAAGAGCCATTGCAATCCGGCTAAACCCGGTGGGTGGACTGATCTAAGGGGGTAACCCCGAAGGTCAGGACCTTCAGAGAAAGC